ATTCAACAAAGGGGGTGGTTCGATGTTCTCGATGATTGGCTTAAGCGTGATAGGTTTGTTTTTGTCGGTTGGTCTGGCCTTCTCCTTTTCCCTACAGCTTATCTCGCTCTTGGCGGTTGGCTTACAGGAACCACCTTTGCTACCAGTTGGTACACCCACGGCATTGCGAGTTCATATCTTGAGGGGTGTAACTTTCTTACTGCTGCTGTTTCTACTCCTGCTGATGCTCTCGGACATTCTCTCTTACTCCTATGGGGTCCTGAAGCTCAGGGAGATTTCGTCCGCTGGGTCCAACTTGGGGGACTCTGGACTTTTGTGGCACTCCACGGAGCTTTCAGCCTAATTGGATTTATGCTTCGCCAGTTTGAGATTTCTCGTCTGGTAGGTATCCGTCCTTACAACGCAATCGCATTCTCAGGTCCCATTGCGGTATTCGTCAGTGTCTTTCTGATGTACCCTCTAGGTCAATCCAGTTGGTTCTTCGCACCTTCATTTGGTGTTGCTGCAATCTTCAGGTTCCTGTTGTTCCTTCAGGGTTTCCACAACTGGACCCTCAACCCATTCCATATGATGGGAGTTGCTGGTATCCTGGGTGGAGCACTGCTCTGTGCTATTCATGGAGCAACAGTTGAAAATACTCTCTATGAAGATAGCGATCAGTCAAACACTTTCAAAGCATTTGAACCAACTCAAGAGGAAGAGACTTATTCTATGGTCACTGCCAATAGATTTTGGTCTCAGATTTTTGGGATTGCTTTTAGTAACAAGCGTTGGCTTCATTTCTTTATGCTTTTTGTTCCTGTTATGGGTCTCTGGACCTCAAGTATTGGTATTATCGGTCTTGCTCTTAACCTTCGTGCTTATGATTTCGTAAGTCAGGAAATTAGAGCGGCAGAGGACCCTGAGTTTGAAACTTTCTATACGAAGAACATTCTTCTAAATGAAGGTCTCCGTGCATGGATGGCTCCAGTAGACCAACCTCATGAGAACTTTGTGTTCCCTGAAGAGGTCTTGCCAAGAGGCAATGCTCTGTGATACACTAGGAGGGGAGACCCTCCTTTTTTAATGATAAATTCTGATACACCTTATAAAGTTGCTGAGATTATTAGAGATACTTGGCCTCAATTATACAGACTAAATAATTTTCAAAACTTAACAAATGTCATGATGTTTACAGTTTATTCAAAAGATGGTTGTCCATATTGCACAAAAGTTCAACAGGTGCTAGAGTTAGCAGAACTCAAGCATGTAGTTTATAAGCTCGGTGTAGATTTTACACGAGAAGAATTCTATGCAGAGTTTGGTGAAGGTTCCACCTTTCCTCAAGTGATTGTCAATGACAAACCTATTGGTGGATGCACAGATACAGTTCAGTACCTTAAGGAGCAAAACTTAGTTTAATGGAAACTAATTTTCACGAAGTTTACAATGATGTTGAAAAAGCAATTGACTATGCTTTTCAGGGAAAATTTGTCCTCAAATTTTATGACTACCTGAAAGTTAAGGGTGTGAAAAAAGTTGAAGTTGAAGAGTTTATTGAAAGTTCTACTGCATCAAATATTAGTAACATAGTTGGAGATCTGGATGATTATCTTGAAGGTGGTTCTGACGAAATGCATAAACAACTTCGTGAAGCTTATGGTCATATCCCAAAACCAGAAGCAAGAAAAATAAAAAATTATTTGTATGGCATCTTGGAAGATGCATGGAAGTATAATTATGACAAGAGGAAAGGGAGACGCAAAAAGGAAACTAAATAACTCTGAACCCGAGATCAATCGGGGTGTGGAATTGTTGTTAAGAAAGAGGAGGAAAAAATCTGAAGAACCAAAAACATTCCAAATGAGGTTTGGTAAGATGATTTCTCTCCTCCGTCGAGAGATACACATATTATTCGAATTTCATTTGGATATTCGGAAAAAGTAACTCTCGGAGAAAGAAAAATGCTAGCAGTAACACTCACCATCGGCACTCTTGTTTCAATAATGTTCTTTTTTGTTGGAGGAGTAATTGGATGGATAGCAAAACAACATTTCTATGAGAGTTCATATCCCTCATTTACACACCCAGAAATGTTTGATCAAAATGGAAATGTAATTCCAGACGAAATTTTAGCAGTGAGATTTGAAAATGACTACGACTACGAGAGCGAAGAAGACGACGATTGAAAAACCAATAGAAACTCTTCCAAAAAATCCTTTTATATTTGAAGTGTTGGAACTTACTTCAAAGCAAAAAAGTAATGCAAAAAAAGTAGAAGTTCTTAAGACTTATGAGCACGATTCTCTGAAAACTATTTTTATTTGGAATTTTGACGAAACTGTTATTTCTCTTATTCCTGAAGGTGAAGTTCCTTACGGAGAAATAAACGATCAAACTGTTTATACGGGAACTCTTTCTGAAAATATTAAGAGAGAAACATCTGGTGGTGAGTCTGCAACGGGACAAGATCTTGATGGAAGGGGAAAAACATCTTTGCGTAGAGAATATCAAAATCTTTATCATTATGTAAAGGGTGGAAATGCAAGTATTAATAATATTAGAAGAGAAATGATGTTTATTAATCTTCTCAGAGGACTTCATCCAAAGGAAGCTGAAGTATTAATTCTTACAAAAGATAAAAAACTTACTGATAAATATAAAATAACATTCGATAATATTAAAGAAGCATACCCAGATATTCAATGGGGAAATCGTTCGTGAGTATAGTTGTGGAGAAAAATATGGCAGATACGACAAGAGAAAATCTAAGATATCTGCCTCATGAATATGGATGTGAAATCCTTTTTGAAAGAACAACTATGGTTCAAGCAAAAGATTCATCACTTCCAAATGATGCATATCTAATTTGGTATAATGCGGATGGTGAAACTTTTATGGATGTTACACGTTGTAGAAAACGAGTTGATTTATTTGACTTCTATTACGACAAATATGGTCCAGGATCTGTTCAAAAAATTGATTTTGGATATGGAAGAGTAAACCCAAAAATGTGGGGATATAAAGCACCCGAAAAAAAGAAAAAAAGATGAGTGAAGGATTTAGTGAAGAAAAGATTGAAGTCTCAATCAATAAAAATGAAGTAAAGAATCTTCTTAAAAAATATAAGAAGATTAAAAAGTATATGCGTTCTCCAATGTATAGTGTAAAAAAGATAGACGGTACAGAAAAAATCGTCAGTGATCTTTTGGATAATACTGAGAATGGGTAAGCATTATCTTCTTAATCTTTATGGTTGTTCATTTGTTCTTCTGAACGATGAGAAATGTCTTATTGATTTATTGGAAAATGCTGCGGTTGTGAGTGGTGCAACTGTGGTTCAAACTATCTCTAAAAAGTTTGAACCACAAGGAGTTACTGTAATTTGCTTATTATCGGAAAGTCATATTAGTATTCATACCTGGCCTGAGGAAGGTAAAGCAGCAGTAGATGTTTATACTTGTGGAGATTGCAATCCAAAGATTGGATGTGATATCATCATTCAACAACTTTATGCTCAAAATCACACACTGAGTTATATTGAGCGGTAACTAAATACACTATATCTGGAGAAGTATATGCTCTCTACTCAATATCGTTTACGCCTTGAAGCAATATGCGAACGAATTGTGAAAGGTGAATCTGTAGAGTTAAGTGATATGATATGGGCAGAAAAATTAGCAAAGTCAAATCGTTCTGCCGCAACTATTCTCAGGCAAGCAAGAAGACTTGCTGCAAATCCTAATATGCAGGAAGATAGTCTTGATGGATTTATGAATGCTTTAGACCTTGGAGACCCTGACCCATCAAACCATAGAACAGGATTTCAAAGTGCTGATGATATTATTGATTTCTTCAGTCAAGATAAACCAGATGATTGGCGTACAAGAGATTAAGAAATAATAAAATCGGTATAACATTTTACAAACTTACTTGCATAACTAGATTGACGGGTCTATAATGACCTTACGTTCATCAGAGGAAACTCTGACGCAAGTAGGACGGCGGAACGGAACGTTCATCCCAATGGGACGCAAACCGACCGAAGGAACGGG